CTGCAAAGGCTGCGAGGCGACCTGTTGCGCCAGGCCGTAATTCTGCTGCCCAGCGTTCTGGACCCATTGCGGGATCTCATTAGTGCTCTGGGAGCTGCCCTGTTGAACGGTGGTGCTTGAGCCGCTCATAATTCCCTCTGATACAAGTAAGAGGTCGTCCGCACCTTCCAGCCGTGGCTTCTCGCTTCCCCCATCCAGCCGCGACGACCGTAAGCTTGAACGATCGCGATGTCATGATCGCGGGCGTATTGTAGAATTCGATCGTGCAATCGCCGGCAGGCCTCAAGATCCCCGAGCGCCACCAGGACGTCCATCATCCGAGCTCGAGGGTAATCGACGATCTGCGTGATCACCCACGAATCCCCATCGGCGAAACTCTGCATCTTGCCGGCGGCGAGCGCGTCGAGAATGTCGGAGACGGTGTAAACCCCGCCCATCCGATCGAGCGCCCGTGCGAGCTTTGCATGATAGGGATGCATCACGGCTGGCCGCCTCCGAGCGGCACCGGGGTGGCGACGAACGTCCCGTTGGTTTGCACCTGAAGCAACCACACCGCAGGCGCGGTTCCCGGCGGCGCGTCAATCGCTTGCAGCATGATGCCGCTATGCGCGACATTGGTCTTCATCTTGTCGGCGAATCCGTTGCGGCACCACAGCGAGAATTGCTGCAGATAATTGCTGAGCACGCTGCTGATCGTCGGATCGTTGGGCAGCGGCGGCGGCGGATGACTCGGTTGCGGCGTAGGCGAACCAGGCGACGTGACCATCAACGATCTCCTCGAGCAACGCTGTCGACCAGGTGCTGGCCGACCGTCACGGGGTTGACTTGCGGGCCGGCGATCTGGATCCGGAGCCGGATGTCGCGGCCGGTCGTGCGCAGATCGAGAAAGCCATTCGAATTGACCGCTTTCGGAATCGTCTGCTTCTCCGCGACCGCGATCGACGCGCCCGTCGAGCTCGGCATGACAGACCGGCTATTTTTGTAAAACAGCGAGTAAAGCAGGTTGGTGACGTCGCCCTCGATGTCGGGGATCATCTGCTTGACCGTGGTCAAGCGTGAACCAGAATTGAGATTAAGGTCGAAAGTGTCGGCCCACGGCAACGGCACGTCGGCGGGATAGGTGGTGCCGCTTTCGTGCTGATAAGGAATCAGACCATCGGCCATGATCGTCGGCACGGTGAAGGACGAAGCGATGCCGGCCGAGCGGGACATCTGGCCTTGCGACCACCACCCTTCCTTGTAGTTTAGGATCGCGACGCGGGTGTTGTAGCCCGAGGGGTTATTGGCTGGGCCCTGCGGGAAGAACCACCAGAACTCATTGAATGTCTCGACGTGAACCGCGCAGGCCTGCCAGCGCACGTTGAGGATGTCGATATCGTCGTCGATCCAGGGGCGAATCTTGCACGGCATGGGCACGACCCAAGCGCCGTTATACGAAAACATGCCCTGATCGCTGAACCACAGCGTCATCATCGTCGTCGCGACGACGCTGCACGAACTCCAAGGCGTCGCGTTCTTGTAGATCTCAGTGTAATTGTAGATGTACGGCAGGCCAAGAAAAGCCGAGACATAGGTCCGTGTCGCCGTCCAGAACAAGATCCCGAGCGGACCCGCTTTGGCGCAGATGATCGGCGACGCCGCCTCAATGTCGAGGAAGCCTGCCTGGCTGGTGATGTTGGAGTAATCCCAGGCGTAGAAGTTCTCCTGATCGCACCAGGCGAAGCGCCGAAACGAACCGCCATTGGTCGAATCTTGAGCTCCGAAAACCATCACGAACCTTTCGTTCGTGACCACGAAACAATGCCCAGTCGGGACAATGCCGCGCTCGGCGACCACCGCTTGCGCCGGATTGCCAAAGATCAAGATGTCGCCCGCGGCGCCAGCGTTGAGCGCATTGGCGGTCAAGGTCAGCGTGCCGGTGCCGACGGGATAGGTCAGCACCGTGCCGACCGGCAGCTTGCTGGTCGCGTTAAAGACGCTCATTCCCGGCGCGACGCTGCCATCGTTAGCGTCGGTCATCATGATGGCGTCCATAGCCGTAGACCAAGGCTGGTAGGACGGATCTTGGAACACCACGCCAGGGCCGCCGCCGGTCGGATCCCATTGCAGCAAGCGCCCATCGGGCGAGGTCATCACCAGGAGAATCTGACCGAAATTGTCCATGCTCCAGGCGTCGGGCACGACCTCCATCGGCTGAATGCTGGAAATCGTCGGCTCGCCATAAGGCCCGGCCGAATAGAGCCCATCGCCATAACCGCCTACGCTCGGCGGCTGCGGCGCGATCATGCCCTCGAAGGGCGTAATGTCGAACAGCACCCCGCCGACGTCGACATAGAGGTTCTCTTCGCACAGATACGCGATGTAATGAACTTCCTCGAGGTCATACCAGGAATGGATCAGCTTGCAGCGGCTGGCGAACGAATAAGTAAGCTGAGCTTGTGGGCCGACCGGGGTGAGGCGGCCCTCGACCCAGCGCATCAAGTTCACTTCCGACCAATTGGACGAGCGTTGTTGCTTAGTCGGAAAAGCGACCACGCCAGGTGGAATTTCCAATGGGCGAAACTGGGTCGACATTATCGCGCCTTGAGCTCCTCGATCTCCTGTTTCAAATCTTTGACCGCATTGACCAGAGCGAAGATCAAGGGGTTGATGTCGAGCGTTCGTAAATCCTTCACCGACTTGCCGTCGATGAAGCCATCGATCTTGTTCACCATGTCGGGAATGACCGTTTCGGTTTCCTGCGCCACCAGCCCGATGAATTGCTGATCACTCACCCGCGCGTGCAGTGAAACTCCGTCCTTGGTCAGACTATCGTTGCCCTTGTAATGGTAGCGAACCGGCCGCAGGGCGAGCACCTCGGCCAGGCCCGGCTCATATTCGCGATCGACCGTCTTGATGCGCGCGTCGGAGAAGGCCTCCCACTGAATAGTGCCGGTCTTGTAAGTGTGCGACGCGCTGGTCAGGAAATTGTCGCCTTGATCCATGGCGAACCAACCACTGCCGATGGAATTGCTGACGATGGCGTAGCCGGTCGAAGCTTGCCAACCGTAGAAACAGCGCAGCGTCCCGCCGCTATCGTAAATGCTGTACTGAGCGTCGCTGCCGGTGCTGGTCAGGCCAAACGCGCCATGCGCGCCGATCGAGGCGCCCGAAGTGATGCCAGCGGCGGCGTTGATTCCTCCGTTGACCTGTGCGCTGGCGCAGGTGAGCGGACCGGTCGTATAAAAACCATTTGCCCCAGCGGTGACACCGCCGTTCCCGTTGATAGAACCAGCCGCATACATACTGCCGTTGGAATTGACCGCGCCGCCGCCGGTGATAGTCCCGTTGCAATTGATACTGCCGACCACGCCGAGCGTCTGGCTGAAACTCGCGGTGCCCGTCGCCCGATTGATCGAGAACGGCGTGTCGAGGTAAGCCCCAGCGTCGTTGAAGCTCTGCAGGAGAAAGTCGGAACCGGCGTTGCCGCCGTTCTCTGCTACGCCGTCACCCAGATACATAATCCAGCGCATCGAACCGGCCGCTTGACCTGAAATCGAATTGGCCGCTGGCGCAGTAGGAGTGTTGAGGACAATCTTCTGCGAAGAGGTGACGACGAGATTGGCGTCGTGAACCTGAGCGTCAATGGCGTCGAGGTTGGCGTTCCATTTCGTGCCCCAAGTGGTCGCCGAAGCGCCGACTTCAGGCTTAACCCATTGGTAGTTTGCGGTCAAAGTATCGGCCACGCGCCTATCTCCCCAGGCTTGTTTCGAGGTCCGTCAGCCGCGCGTCGATGTCCTGCACCTGAGCGTTGACTTCGTGGATGTCGGGCGGCGGCGGCTCTTCCATCGGCGGCGTCGGATTGGCGGGCGGCTCCTTCGGCGCGTTACCCTCGTCGAGCCAGGCCAGATAGTCCTGATAGTCGACGTTGTCGGGGTCGAAGGGCACGAACGCGCCATCGGCGTCGCGCTGGATCATGCTGTCGTGAGGTTGGTTGTTCATGTGATCCCAGACTTGCGTGTAGGTCATGGTCAAAGCTCCGCGCTCACGGTAAGATTACCGCCTGCACCTTGATACACAGCAACTGGGCGAGCCCCATTGGTGCCACCCATAGCAACCGTCGCGGTACCGTCTAATTCAACAACATCTATCGTAGGGTAAGCAGTAGTTATAGATGTAAGTGTAGCCGCTGTTATACCATCATAAATCGGAATTGCCGCTAGCATCGTAATAGTTGGTGACGCTCGCATTTGTACTGGATGGCGAGCGCCAAGACGACCTATAGCTGTTGATGCGTTTCCAGCTGAAACAGAGCCCCTAAGGGGCGGAACACCTTGATAATAATACCTCTGGCAATCGGCCAAAGACTTGGCGAGCGACTGCCGATTGTAGGGCGTTGCTACGTTGCCGATTTCGAGCTTGACGCCGGTCACCATAAACTGCGCACCATTCGTGGCGACAACGCTGACCGCGCCATTTGCCCCGCTGGCGTTGATCGATCCCCATGCGCCAGCGGGGCCGCGATAGTTAGCGCCTGAGCCAAGATCGAAACGAACGATGAGCGCCCCGGCGTTGCCCGACATCGCCCACGTCCCGACAGTATCGCCTGGAATAGTAATAGTGACCTTTGTCCAAACATTTGCGATCGGGATTGAGAAGGTGAACGGATAAGCCCGCGTGCCAGCATAATTGCCTATAGCGCCGCTAAACGTGCCAGTTAGGCTAGAATAGGCCCAGAACGACAGTGTTACGGGTTGCGCTTGTGCCGTTCCCCATTGAAAATCACTAATCATGTCAGCTTCAATAGGTTGGGCAAATTGGAACGCATCAGTCGCTAGCGATACATAAGCTGAAGATGACGAAAATATTAATCCGTACGGAAATCCAATAGTCTGCGGCCCCGCTGATGTACGTTGCCACTGTCCTTTATTGGCTTGAGTACCAGTGAAGGTCCACCGATCAACCGTATATCCAGTCGCCGTCCCGCCGCCGCCGCTGGCAACGCCGCGCTGGTCGACCCGCATGTCGCCGTTGATGAGCCTGTTGTCGTTCATCGCCGGGACGAACCCCGCCAACGGCACGTAAGCGATGGAGAGGCCGCTCGCGGACCACTTCACCCCGTCCCAAACCCAGGTCACGCCCGCAGCGGTGAACTGCTGGCCGACCGTAGGATTGGCAGGGAAGTCGATCATAACTCCGCGCTAGCTGTAAAGGTTGCCGAGAAATACGCCGGTCCAGTAGCGACAGCACTAGAATAAAATTTGACAGCACTCGCATTCAAAACAGCAGACGCAAGAGTTGTCGCATTTGTGTAGGACTGCCCACTAAGGACAATAGTTGGAGAAGCTCGCATAGTAACTGGCAAATTGTAATTTGTAGAAATAAAGCCGCTAGCCGAGCTATAATAGTTCTGATCGAACCCATTGATGAAATAATACCTCTGGCAATCGGCCAAAGACTTCGTCAGCGACTGCCGGTTAAACGGCGTTGCTACTGAGCCGATTTCGAGCTTGACGCCGGTCACATTGAAAAACGCACCATTGGTTCCAACAACGCTGACTGCGCCGGTCGCGCCAAGGTAAAACCCCGATGCCGCCCACGCATTGGCCGGGCCGCGATTAGTCGATCCGCTGCCAAGATCGAACACCAACTGCGCCCCCATTGCATTGCCACTCAAGACCCACGAACCACCCGTGTCGCCGGGGATGACGACAACGATCCTCGTCCAAGTATTGGCGATTGGGATCGAATAAGTGAACGGGTATGAACGCGTAGAAGCTCCGCGAATTGCGCCGGTGAATGTGCCTGTGAGGCTCGAATAGACCCAGAATGACAGTGTGACTGGCTGCGCATTCGCGCTTCCCCATTGGAAATCGCTGATCATGTCGGCTTCGATGATCTGCGAGAGGAGGAAGTAATCGGCAGCAACCGAGGCATAAGCGGAGGATGATTGGGAACCCCAGTAATACGGGAAGCTTGCTTGCGGGAAGCTTGTGGTTCGACCCCAAGTGAGCTTGCTTGCTTGAGAGGCTTGATATTGCCACCGATCAACTGTGTAGGTGTTGATTGCCGTCTCAGCCGCGCCGTTCCACCTTTGATCGATCCGCATATCGCCGTTGATGAGCCTGTTGTCGTTCATCGCGATCGGCAGCGGCGGCGAAGCGATGCCGGCCGCTTTCCACTTCGTTCCATCCCAGACCCACTGCAGATTGGTCGTCGGATCGACGAACGATTGACCGAGAATTGGCGAGGCAGGAAAGTCGATCATAGCTCCGCGCTCGCGGTCCAGTTGGCGCTACCAGTGTCCGCGCCTGATCCTGTAGCTGTTACTGAGAACGATAAATTATAACCAGAGAGGTTCACAGGAGTGCAGGTTGTCCCAGTTGTATTTGTTGGTGAACTCACAGCGGTCGTCATTGTTGGCGTAGCTCGCATCGCAACAGGAAACGTATAACCAAGTAAATTGCCCCATCCTGTCTGCCATGAACTACAAGCAAGGCTCAGGCGCGCAGTTCCAATCTGATAATACCGCTGGCAATCGGCCATGCTCTTAGCCAGCGACTGCCGATTGAACGGCGTTGCTACGGAGCCGATCTCCAACTTGACGCCTGTAATTTGAAGCACCGCGCCATTAGTCGCCACGATGTTAACAGCACCAGTCACGCCGACATAGTTGCCCGTCGCCCAAGTCCCAGCTGGAGCACGCCAAGTCGCGCCAGACCCAAGATCAAATCGAAGAAACGCTCCAACTCCATTGCCGCTCATCAGCCACCCAGTACCGACTGTATCGCCTGGGATAAGGACAACAATCTTCGTCCAAACACCGCTTGTAGGGATAGAAAATGTAAAAGGATATGACCTTGTCGAAGTACCACCGCTGCCATAATTCGCAATTGCTCCACTATATGTGCCAGCATAAGCTGACGCTGCCCAAAACGATAATGTAACCGGCTGAGCGTTAGCCGTTCCCCAGGCGAAATCGCTAATCATGTCAGCTTCAATATTTTGATTAAAGAGGAAAGTATCCCCAGCTAATACTGCATAAGCAGACGTTGATGTGAACGAAAGAAAATATGGAAACCCAATCGGCCCTGGACTTTGCCTACCCCACGTACCTTTAAACGTTTGAGTTCCTGTATACATCCATCGGTCGACGGTATAAACGCTCGTTCCAGTCCCACTCGCGCCGTTGTTTCTTTGATCTATCCGCATGTCGCCGTTGATGAGCCTATTATCGCCCATCGGCACGAGCACGGTCGAAATGGTGCCGTCCGCCGCCGCCTTGATCGACGTCCCATCAACCTTGACCCCGCCCAGAACCGTCGTCGAAGCAGGCGGAACGCCAGCCATCTGATTGGTCGTCGGAACCCATTGACTGGAATTGCCGTCGTTGAACCAGACATACATCTGAGCTCCGACCGCATCCCACCACAAAGCCCCGACAGTCGGAGCAGCAGGCGGCGTCGCGCCAACGGAAATGCCCACCGCCGCCGCGTTGACCGCGATCACCCACTGGCTGGAATTCGCATCCGCGTACCAGACGTACAATTGCCCGCCGACGCTGTCCCACCACAGAGCCCCTACGGAAGGCGCTGAAGGGGGTGTATCGCTGACCGTAATCGAAGCCCCGCCGCCAGCCGCACTGGCCCAGGACAAGATCCCTGCACCGTTGGTCGACAAAAATTGACCAGGCGTCCCGCCATAGATCGCGAGATTATTCGGGCTAGCGAGAGCGAGAAGCCCGTTGACCGCCAGGCCGCCCTGAATCGTGACGCCAGAGCCGTTAAAAACTGTCGAGCCGTCGGCCCGCGCGATCGTCAGCCAATTGCCGAGAAAACCGCCCGCGGTGGCGTAAGCCGTGAGTGAGAAATTCGAGCCGGTATTGTTCAGCCCCTCGCTCGTTCCATCGCCCAGCATCAATTGCCAGCGGGTCAGCGTCGACGTCTGACCGAGAATGGCGCGCTGTTGACCGTTAGGCGCATTAAGCACCATCGAATTCGCGCCCTGCACGGTCATAACCTGATTGACCGTCAGGCTTCCGGTGACCGTGCCGCCAGCAATCGGCAGGTAAGGCCCCCCGGTGACCGGAGTCGTCCAAGTCAGATTGCCGCTGCCATCCGCCGTCGGCACCTGACCGGCGGGACCGTCGCCAATCTGCAGCTGCGCCAGCGTAGGCAGATAAGCCGCCGCCGAGCCATAAAACGTCAGCGCGCCTGAAGTCACCGCGCCGCCCGCGCCCAGCGTGACCGCGCCAGTGTAACCGCCGCCGCTGGCTGGAACCACGAGGTTCCAGGCTCCTAATGTGCGCCCATAGGTCTGATTGTCGGGCGGCTCCTCGACGCCGGCCCCATGCGCCTCGAGGTACTCGAGGGTCACCGCCTCCATCGGCTCAACCGGATCGCGCGCCAGGTAAACCGGACCCGCGAAAGTGGCTGAGAGATCGACGCCGGAGATCTGCAGCGCAGCGTCGAGCACGGCGCCCGCGCCATCGAGATGATTGATCTGGAAATTCGGCGGCGAACTCCCATCGTTGAGCGAAACTTGCCAATAGAGCGAGCTCACCGTCGCCGGCACGCCGGTGATGACAATGCCGTCGACGATCGAGGGCCCCCCGGTCGTGGAGCAACCTTCAGTCTGATCCCAGTCGTTCGACGGCGGCAGCGGGTTAGGCGCCCACGTCGGCGGCTTAGCGGGAGGCCCTGGGATCCACTGATCGTTCATCCAAACGATCTCACCCTGGTTCGCTTCAGTCGTGAACCGCTCGCCTTTGAGCGCAGCCAGGCGGCGTTGAGATCGTCAATCCGCTTGTCGACCTGCGCCCCCATCAAGAGCGCCTGCTGCTCTTCGCCAACCGCATGCAGATCCGCGTGCATCAACGCAGCAAAGAGGTACAATGACGGATAGTTAGTGTAGACCCAGCTCGAGCCTGTGGTCGCGAACACCGGCACCTGCTGGAAATAATTCATCTGGAACAGCGTGCCCTCGATCGGGTCGGGCGCGCCGCCAAAATAGATCGTCAACCCCTCAATCGTGTAAGTTAACCAGGTCGAATTGAAATTCTGCACATAGGTGCCGGAATAAGGCGTCGCCGGGATGCGAAAGAACTCGTCGCGCGGCTTGTAGGTGATCGGAATCCAGCCGGTCGGCGTGGCGTCATTCGCCATCAAGATGAGGTCCGTCTCGAGCCAATCGCTCGGCAACGGCGCACAACCGCAGGTGACTGTGTTTTGCGTGGTCGCAATCATTTGCCCAATGCGCAGACGTGAATTGAGCTTCTCTTCCGCCATCGAAACGAACGAGGCGACCAGCGCCTGTGACCAATCCTGGCGATTGGCCCAGTCAGCGATCTGCGCGCAAAAGGTATCGTAATCGCTCATTGCGCCCCTCCCTGCCAATATTGAAGGGCGTCTTGCATTTGATCGGGCGTAATCCCTCCTTGCTGCCGATTTTGAGTGGCGGCGTACATTTGCGCCGGCGTGAACGGCGTTCCGATAGACGGACTGTCGTTGTGCGGACTCCAGCCGGCTGGGCCAGGAGCGATCGGCTGGTGGGGGTCGATGTACGGCAGAGTGAGTGAAGGCGGCGAACCAGGCCTAGCCGGCATCTGCCGCCACCCCTGCTGGGGCGGTGGGGCGAAGTAACGATTAAACGATGCAGAATAAGCCCCGGTGTCGGCGCCAACTGGATCAGCAATATCGCCAATGTTCAGCATGGGATCGAGCTGTATCTGAGGATATTGAAAGGGGTCTCGCTGCGCCTGCGCCTGCGCATCAGCGAAACTCTGGCCAACAGCGCCCGTTCGCCGATCCTCGATATTCCGCGATGTCGGCAGCGGCTGGTAATTCATCCCAAACGCCGATCCATGCGAAGCTGGATGCTGCACTGACTGCGGCGGTAGATTGCTGAAGATCCAATCCTGCCAGCCTGCCATCACATCCTCCCCATCGCCCAGAGGATGAGAACAATCATCAAAACAAAGACGATTATCCCGTTGGCGCTGTAACCAAACCCATAGCCTGGGCCCCACCGCGCGCCGAAATACGGCCCGCCGACGCCACCAGCGAGCACGATGATCAGAACGATGACGAGAACGAGGGCGAGCGGGCTCATGGCTTACCTCGACTGAGCCAATAGGCGACCACGGCGCCGAAAGCGGCGACCAAGCCGCCGATCGCGCCCGAGGTGATCTCGTCGGTGGGAACTGTGAAATAGACGCAGAAGGTGACCAAGCTGATAAAGGCGAGGATCACCAAAATCGAAATGGTAAGCGTGCCGCCAGTGGGGTCGTACCGACCCGCAACGAAGACCAAAATGATGGTTAGTACGACCGCGATGCTCAACCCCATAGACGCCGGATAGTCGAGCAACTTCGGCGTCGGGGGCGGCACGACGAGATCGTTGGCGGCCATTCATCAGCTCGGCTCCGGCATAGCAGCGCCAGCAGGCAGGCCGGGAAGCTCGGCCTCCACCATCGGAGCGGCGGCCGGGATCTGTTTGAGGGCTTTCTTAAATTTCCAATAATACCCCGCTATTAAATCGGCCTTATCGGTGCCGTTGACGATCCGGCGCGCGTTGACGGGATCCTCGATCCCCTTCGATTTCGAGAGATATTTCGGCAGGCCAACGCCGGTGAACCAGCCGTGAATCATGCCGTCGTAGCTGACCAGCGCCGAGGTCTGGGGGTGCAGCATTTTGTGCGCCTCGGGATGGATATTGGCGTCGACGCCGTAGCGTTCTTTGAGGAATTTCTGACCGTTTTTGTAGTTCTCCTCCCAAGTCAGCTGAACATGCCCGCGGCCGTAGTAACACTGGCCATGTTGGCCAGCGGGCTTGCCATAAGACTTGCCCGCGCCCTTGCCGTATTCCTCGATCGGCTGCATCGTCTCGGCCGTTTCGTGGAAAAAGGTCGCCAGCGCATAGGCGAGCCACATCGTCCCATCATTCGGATTGTTCTGCTCGAAATGCTGCTCCCACGTTTCGAGCAGATAATTTTGACCATCGACCTGGGATTGCGTGAGGTTGCCTCGAAAGAGATCTTTCCTCACCGTATCGAAGTAGAATTTCCGGTCGTACGGCATCAAACCCTCCCCTGCCAGATCCGCCAGGGCGTCGCCTCTGGACCGTTGAGCCAGATCTTGAAAGCGTCTTCGTCGTGATAGACGCCGCGATGGATGAGGTCTTCGACAACGAATTTCGGCAGGCGCGCCACGAGCTTGTTGACGCCGTGGCGCATCGTTTCTCGGTCGCGCGCGATGCCGTCGAGGATCGGCTCGATGTCCGTTTGCGTGAGGACATGGAACCGATCCGGCTGATCTGTATCGTAGATCAGCGTGCGGGCGACACCGTCGCGAGCTTCATATTTCCGTTTGGCCTCGCCCATGTCACGGCGCCGGAGGAGCCTGCATGATGCCGTTGAAGAGGATGTGCGCGAGTCCGTTTCGGGTTTCCACCCCCCACTCGACGACGATCATTCTCGTTTCTGCGTCGCCTGTTCTTGCCATTAGGTATTGTCTGAACGCTCTGAAGTACCCAAGAGCTGCATAGTCTGGGTCTAAAAGCAAACCAACGTCAGGAGGAACCCAACGACTTGGGATACACTTGACGCGCCCGAAGTCAGTAGCAATTACGTCTACAGTAGAAACGACCTCTGTTTTCCCCACAAGAACTTGAGTAGTCGATCTACCAACAAATGTACTTACGGTTCTCTTCGGCCCCGGCGGCACCACCCACAGCGACGGCGACGCGCCGTTGGTGTAGGCGAGCTGCATCGCATTACCCAACATGTCCTCAGTCAAAGCGACCGGAGTGCCGGGCGCAGGGAAGTTGGCGTATTGAGTCGCCGGCAGCGTGCCAGGGGTGTCGGGCGAAACCGCGCCACCCGGACCCGTGCCGCCCTTACCGACCGCGGTGGCGATCGCATGGGTCAGCGATTCGGTCATCCGCGCCGTGGTGCCGTCGACGCCGTCATTGCGCGGCTGGCGCGAGCACAATGCCGTTTCCATGTCGCTTTTGAGCACCTTGCTGGCCATGGCCATCTGGTGCGCCATTTCCGACGACTTGCCCGCAGCGTCCGATTCCTCTTGCGACCCTGACACGGTCGCATCGCGCTCGGAGATCTGAGTCGCGTTCTGCATCCGAATCGTCGGCTGAGCCGGCGAGTTGGCGAGAACGAAACCTTCGACTTGTGCATTGGTCGGATTAACAACAGGCAAGAATTCGGTCTGCCAATCGAAAAACCTGTTCTTGACGTTGCGCCTGCGAATAGCAGACATCACCGGCGTATCGAAGGGATCAATATTGTAGATGGCGTTCGACAAGTCTTCTCTATTGCCCACCGCCATATAGGTGGTGAAGGCATTCGTAACCTTTGCCATGGGAAACTCCCGTTAGAGTAGCCTACGAAACACTTCGGCAGTCGCGTCTAGCGATCCACTGCTCGCCTGTCGGCGTAATGCTTCGTCGAGCCCTCTCCGTTGCCCATTCCCATTGAGGGGTGTAGCGGCGCCGGGAGTTAACGTTCGACCTTTGCCTGGAATGACAGCCCTTGGTCTGGCCGCCATCATCCGATCATACCTGCTCGCCTTTAGTAATACGGTCAACATACGTGGATCGTATACTGTGGCGACTTCATACTCGCTGAAACCAGCATTCGCCGCGGTGCGCCGCATCGATTGCAGGTGCTTCTTCAGTGTCGGTTCGTCAGGAATCTTGTTGTCCATGACGAATTTCGAGAAGCCTTTTACTGCGTAATCCTGGACCTGTCGATCACGCTCCTGTTGCGCCTGGATCTCCCTCTCGGCCCGTGCTTGGCGAGAGGCCGCAAGCTTGCTGTAAATTGTCTGAAAGATCTTTTGCTGAGCATGCGCGCCCGCCGGGTCCACTGCGAACAACTGATCCCAGTTGGGCTCGGCCGGGAGCATGTTGGCGACGTCTTCCTCATAATCGCGCCGCGCTTTGTCCCACTGACCCCAGCTTTGTTGCAGATAACCCTGGTTTTGTTGCAGCTCCTGGCTGACCTGGTTGAGGTGGGCCAGGCGCTTATGGAAAGTCTGCTCGCGACTGTAACCCCGCAAAGCCTCCTCGACAGTGACGTGGAACGTCTCGCCGTCCGCGGTTACCTCGAATCTTTCGGCCTGGGCGTCGCGCTCGGATTCCCCTTCGGGCACTCGCTCGTCGCCCTGGGCCTGGGTGAGCTCGTCTGACCGCGGAAGGTCGTCGGTTTCGGCGGCGATGGCCCAGAAGTCTTCCGGCTCATCCTCGGCTCCTGGGTGTCTGTCGTCGGCGGCGGCATCATTGCGCTCCGCTTCATTGGCGCGACGTCGTTCGCCACTCGACCGCCCATCTTCGGCGGACGCGCGGCGGGATCGTGATGAACCTTCGCCGTCTTCCCTCTCCCGTACTCGGCCATCTGCGATATCCCTTTCCAGCGCGCGCAGCCTCGGATTGTCGCCACCGTCGCGCGTGTCTCCGGTGAGCGGATCCCCCTCGAGGGGCCGAGGGGTGAACATCGGTTCTGGCGGGCCCGATTCAGACACAGGCTTGCCACGCTGATCCCGTGGCACAGACTTTGGCGCAACCTCATTCGAAAACGCGGCTACCGCTTCGTCGTATCCCTCAGGAGGCATGTGCATTCCTCTTCGCCGCCATCGTTTGGGTGGCGATCAAACTGTCGAGCATGCGGGGAAGCGCCTCGAGCACGATCAATTGGGCGCGCAATCTTTTCGTCCCATCATCGTCGGTCTTGGGATCTAAAAGTTCGCCGTACCACTGCGCCTTCAGCGTCGCGCAGGCGACGGCGAATGCCCGATTGTCCTTCAACCCCTGCGCCTCTCGGGCGAGTTCCTTGATGACCTGAGCGTCCTGGGCCTTGATGTCGTTCATGGCCGGGCCCGCCGCGTTTCCCAACCTTTGCGAGCGCGCTCACTGTGCTGTTCTGGGGTTTGAGCCGCGACCGTCTTACGCACGATTGCGCTGCGCTCTTCCGATGTTTTGAGCGCGTTTATCTTGTACATCCGCTCACTGCGCTTCTGGGGCGGGGTGTCGTAAAAATTCTCGCGATGGGTAGCCCACCGCAAATGACCATCATTCACGCATAGGCCGCCGATACAGCCATTCGGCGTATTGTGAGCCGCCTCATGCCTCGGAGACGGTGGCGGGCCATAAGTTTCAGCACACACGAGACGAGATACCACCCCCGCTCTAGTCCGCGCGTATCCCCGACCATTCGTCCACCCATGCCAAAGATAACACCCTGTGTTTGGCTCAGGCGTCCAACGGTCGGCAAGGTCATCGAGAAGGCTCATGGTCGGGGCCTTGGCTTCATTTTTGCGAGTTGCTGCTGGTTCTGCAGTGTAGCAGCAGTCGTAAGCGCCTCATGGCTTCGGTCAAGAGCATTCTCTTGCGAATCGTGCTCCAAATCAGCGTCTTTGGAGAGAGCTCCTGCAACCAACTTCGCGTGTGTGTTGTGGATATTCGTAGCGTGGCCAGTCATAGCGGCGTGATGATCTGCAGCCATTCCAGTCATAGCTTGCGTATGAGCAGAATTGACCTGAGCCATCTTCTGCATGTGCTGGGTGGCGATCTGGGCCGCGTGCAGCTGCGCCTGGTTTACAGCCTGCTGATGCTGCCGGGCGCTATCGTCGGCGGTCTGCTGTTGATCGCCGATGGCGAGCTGATTCTGAGTGTCGGCCTGGTCGCTGTCAGATTGGCTCTTCATCAGCGTGGCGCCGAGCTGCCCGAGCTTGGTGATGTGGTCGACATGCGCCTTGTGAGCGTCGACTTGGAGCTTGCCCATTTCGTAATCGGTCTTGGCGACGAGCTCCTGGTGTCGGAGCGTCTGCTCGGACAGGAGCTTCTTGGTGTCGAAGTTCTGCTGACCGGCGGCCTTGGCGGCCTCCATCCGGACCTTCTCCATCTGCGCCTGCGCAGCGATGAGATTGGGGTCCGGCGGCTTCGGCGCATTGGTGATCGCCATTATCTGCTGCGGCGTCGGCGTCTTGAAGTAGCGGCCGACGTTTTTGACATTCGCAATCGCAAGAATATCGGTGATGGTGTTCAAGAGCTCCGGAATTCCACAGACGGGATTGGAAAGGCCGTAGGTTTGGACGATCAACTGCTGATCCTGCTTGACCTGATTGAGCGCGAGCATGCGCGTCAGATCACTGCCCTTACCGAGATTTGCATTAACCTCGACCGCCATCGAGGCGTCGAAAGTGCCAGTGTCGTAGGGAATGTACTTGCCGCGAATCTTGAGGGTACGCTGTTGATTCGGGTTCTCACAGATTTCGTTGTACAATCCGCTGAACAAGTCCTTAAAGCCGGTTTCACACAACACCCTGGCGACCAACTCGATGCGCTCTTGCGCGCCGTTGATGACCGCCTCGACCCCAATCATCGTCGAGCTCTGCAGCGCCTTGGGATCCAACCCCTTGGCCGCGTCGGATAGACCCGTGCGCCGCTGCAGAGTCTCGTTCAGCATCTGCAAAACTGGCAGCGCCTGCTGACCGAGGAACGGGGTATTGGTGAACAGAACCGTCTCGGACGGATTGCCGCGGCTCCGGATGAGCGCACCTAGATCGTCGTTGAGCGCGTCGTCGACGGTCACCATCAGCTCGTTGATGACCGTCTTCGGATTGATCGCTTCCGCCGCGCTGTCGAGGATGGCGCGGGTCATATTAGTTTTTATTCTCTGGATGTCTTCCGTATAATCAGCCAGAGAATCGCCAACAATCGTGTGGCTCACCGGATCGCAAGAAAAGAGGGCGAATTTGATCCGGTTAGCCTCTTCGTCAGCGACGATCTGTTGATCTGCGCCCATGGTGCAGATGTAGCGGAGCTCCGGCGTGCCATCGCCATCCTTGTCGATCTTGATGTACCACTCGCCATACATCACCCCGTCGCCAATCCGGGTGCCCATGAAGCGGGCCGGATTGCGCAATTGCGGCTCGACGGTGAACGAGCTCTCCGAGGTCTGGATATGCTCGAGGCAGAGATCGCGGTCGTAGCCCATCGAAATCAGCTGATCGACCGGAACGATGCGCTCGTGGCCAACGATGCGAGAGTCGCGAAATGTTCTCGCATAGCGATCGAGCCGCATTTCCTCCGGCGGCACCCCGGCGACTTTTATGATTGGTTTCGAGACTTCGAACTCGATCACGCAATGATCGAACACCGGCGGGGGAGGCTGGGTTAACGATGGGGGCAGCGGAGGCGACGGCGCGCCCGCCATCGGGCCAGGCGGCGGTCCTGGGGGCGGCTGCGACCCAGTCGCTTGGCCAGCGGCCCCTGGAACCGGACCCGGGGGAGGAGCCCCTGCTCGAGGGGGCGCTGGCCCAGTGGGCGCGGGAGACGGCATCCCGGCTGTGGGCGCGGGCCCCTGCGCCGCTCCGGTGGGAGGAACGGGTGGCGGCGCAGGGGGCGCTGCCCCTGGCGGGGGAGCAGTCGGAATCTGAGGCGGGGACTGTTTAATCGGCTTGCCGATCGAAACCAGCTTGGCGTTTGGCTCCTCGGACAGCATCAATTGGATCTGGTCGGCGGTGACGTTAAGAAACGTCTTGCGTCTCATTTCACGATGGTCGTCAGTCCACCACTTCACAAAGCCGGTTTTTACTGTGAGCGCGTCTTTGATCGCGCCGTATAGGATCAAAAAACCAGGATTGTCGTTCCAGAATGTGTAATTGACGTAATCGGTGCCCTGCTCGGCAGTGTCGACCTCTTCCTGAGTCCGCGGCACAAGAAAGACCGGGCTCTCCGAAGCCCCGAAAAGTCTGATCAGGCTGGGCACCATCATCATCACCGCATCGCGCACGTCGGTGGAGACGTAAGTCGAGCGATTCGGTGAGTTGGTGGTGTCTTTATTTAAGATTTCGCCCAGTGTGGCGTTGGGATCTTCGCCAATATAGGGCTGGCCGGGATTATAAGGGCCAATCCAGGGCTCATAGCCGTAGTAATACAGCTGAGCATTCTGGCGATCGATGGCGAGGAAAGAGTTTTCGTAATCCTTGGAGTCGCTCATCATCGAGCGAACGTATTGCTTATAGCTCTCCGGATCCTTCGGATCGTAGGCGCTGGTCGACGCCGCCGTCTGGTCTTTGAAGTGGTAAAACAGTCGTTCCATTGGCCCTCGCGCCCAATGAACGACCCCCGCGCGCTGGGTCTAGCAGCGCGCGGTTCTTTTGTGAAGATTACCGCTGCGGCGTCGGACGCGCCGGCGGACGACCCCCAACCCCTCCAGCTGGCGGCTGGCCCGGTGGACGTGGCAACGGCTGACCAGGCTGCGGTGGACGACCTTGAACCGGCGGCCGAGGCAAGCCCTGTCCCGGCTGCGGTGGGCGCTGACCCGGCCGCGGCGGTTGGACTTCGGGATGCTCGGGGCTTTCCTCGCCCTCGCCCGGCAAGCCCTGATCGGGATAACCGCCTGAACCCTCAGGCACGTCGACCACGATATAGCGCATGACGTGATGGCCGGTCGAAGAGATGAGCGCCGCTAGCACCAGCGCCTTGCCTTCGGGAATACCAGCATCCGGGGGCAAC